TCGTCGGGAGCGGAGAGAAGAAACAAAACCTTGCGGTTTTGATAAACTCCCGTCCGCCCCATGCGGATAAACAAGCTATTGACCGCTTTTTCCAGAGGAAGAACCATTTTCCGATCCTTTTTCGTTTTTAGCCGGCTTGATAATCTGAACAAAACCGAGTTTGGAAAGTCGCAAGGCTTCTTTCGCCTCCAACTCGCATTCCGAACCCGCCGGAATTTCTTTGTCCTTACCAATCGCCAATGTGATTAACGCTTTAACCTTCATGTCGCCTCGCTAACCAATTGTCACGCACATTGAAGCGTTCGGACGATACGGCACGACCAACGGGGCTGATTGCAGCAACAACCAGCGCACGCTCGGGTCTTCCTCCAACCAAGATTTGGTAAAATACCTTGTCGCCGTCCAGTTGGCCTTTTCATCGTGTATCGCGCCATAGCAACGAGTGCCTTCCAAGCCGTCTCTCGAACCGAGTAAAACCGTTTTGTCTGGCAAAAGTTTTGCCGTTTCTCCGTTGTCGTTGATGTAAGTGTCGTTGTAGACATAGATGTCAAAGTCCCCGATAGCGCCGACATAGCGAGCTTTGACATCTTCGCTTCTGATGCTGGGGTCGATATTCAGAGAATTGCTTGTGCCTCGGCGAATATCCAAGTATTTCTGAACTGTCGCGTTCGAGCGGAACACTTTCCACGCCTTGGGATCCATAACCACGGTTTTGGCGACAACGCCGGACTTGTCTTGAATGGTAATCGCCCAATCTTCCAGATTGTCCAACGGATTGACACCGGAACTCTCCCAAGTCGCCGAGCCTGACAAAGCCTTGGTCAATTCGCCTTCCCTGCCAAAATCGACGGTCTGAGCTGGATAGCCGTCGCCGGACACCACAACTTTGCCGGTGCGCAGAATCTCCGCCGCCATAACTTCTTCCCGGCGGGTTAAATTATCCAACTGGTCGGTTAAAGTTGTCGCCAAAGCTCGCTCATAACGTTGGTTGGGCGATAAACTGCCGCCGATTGTTTCGCCGGCGACGCGTTTATACGGGATATTGGCGTCAAAACGACGTTTGTCCTTAACATAAGCCGGTTTGAACGACTTGGTGCGATACCCTCCGGAATCAACGACTTTTCCGGGCAACAACGGAGAGACAAACGGTGAAATGCGAGGTTTGCTGTCGGTCACGTCAAACAAAATCTCCTCTTTGTCCGAAGTCTGAACATTCGGAAAGAAAGTGTCCAACAAAAAAGAAGGCGGCGTGCGCAACCGCTCCACCACCTTTGAAAGAACTTGAGTTGAAAAAATATCCATGTATTTGCCTTTCTTGTTAATATGCTTGATTTTCTCTTACAAAAATGCTTTTGGCGCGGAGGCTGTCAATCAATTCCTCAACCGTGTAACCGTCGCCGACCGTCATGGCTGTTTGGTTAAACTCTCCGGTCAAATACACCGCCGCCTGCTTATCTTCGCTTGAAGCGTCGACATCTTCGGCCAACACGGCGTAAACGTCTTTTGAACCGTCGGTAGCCGCCGAGGCGCACAAAACGCATTTGCCATTGCTTGTGATTTTGCCTAAAATCGCTCCTCGTTTGAGATTGCCGCCGCTTACCGTCGCCAATCTGACCACACGTGGAAATTCTCCGGCAATCAAATTGTCGGAAGTCGTTCCGCCTAAATCGTTAAATCCTTGCGCTGTCATGTTATTCTCCCATAATGTGCGAGGCGATGCGGTTAGCCACAGCCTCGGGTGTTTCTTCCATATCTTCCGCCGCCGGACGAATATCTGGATTTTTCAGAGCCGCCATCGCTTTCTCAAAGGCGTTTTCTTTGGCGTTTGGCACGGTTTGCAAGATTTCCAAAATCTCGTCCGCCGGCAACTCGGTTTTGGCCAGCAAAGCCTGAGCGGTCGTTTCTTTGCCTTTTGCCAGCTCGGAAGCAAACACTTTGGCCATTCGTTCTCGCTCCGATTTTCTGACATCTTCAGCGTTTGTAATGTCGTTCATTATTGTTTTCTCCTGATTAAGGCTTGAAATTATGTCCTCAAACGAGGATAAGCCGTCCGCCAAGCCGTTGCGAACAGCGTGTTGCCCGACCGAAACATCGCCGGCGCCAAAGTTTTTAACCACGTCAACCGCCGTAATGCCACGGTTGCGGGCGACTTTGGCGATAAACACCTCCGCCAATTCGTCAACACGCGCCTGAATTTTAGCCTTGCCGGCTTCCGTGTTGATGTCGGGGCGTTTATTAGGACTTTGACTGGAAACAATTTCCACCGTTTTGCCGTCATCGTCTTTTTCAAAAACGGAAACCACGCCGATAGAGCCTAAAACCGCCGTGTCCGCCGCCAAAATCTTGTCGCAGGCGGAGGCGATCCAATAAGCTCCTGAACAGCATAAGCCGGAAGCGTAAGCTATTATCGGCTTTACTCCGCGTGATTTGAAAATCATATCGGCGACTTCCGAACAACCGTTGACTTCTCCACCCGGACTGTCGATATCCAGCAAAATTGCTTTGACATCAGACGCTTGCAAAACTTTGTTAAAGTCTTGCGAAAGCAGTTCATACGAGGTCGCGCCACAAACTCTGGTCATTAAATTGGCGTAACGAAACAGCGGACCCGACACTTTTATAACCGCGACGCCGTCTCGGATTGAAACGGCGTTGGCATCTCTCATGTCTTTGCCAAGTTCTTTGGCAACTGCGTCATAACTGCGATTGTTGTCCCTCGCTATCTCCGTTATCGTCCGCATCATCTCCGGCGTTATCGCCCATATTGCTTGATTTATCAGTTTCATTTACCAAACCTAACTCTTTCAATTTATTTTTCTCTCTTAGCCGTTGCTCAACGACTTCTTCCCAATCCAGACCTTGTGAAGCACATTCGTTTTCTAAAGTTGATAAACCGATTTCCATGCGTAACTGACAAGCTTGCGCTTCTTTGACCGGATCTACCCAACCGCGGCCGGGACCAATCCATTTGCAACGGGTATAGGCATAGCGGTTTTCATAGAAATCAGGCGCGTCAACCAGACCTTTGTTGACCATTTCCTCCAGCCACAACTCGTAAACCGGCGTCGCCCAATAATCCGCCAACCATTGCCGACGGCCGTTAAAATATCGCCAAGCCTCAAGCAAAGCCGAACGAGCCGACGAATAGTTTGTTTTGGAAAAGTCTTTTAACAACAGTTCATATGGAATATTCAATCCCGTGCCGATATGGCGAAGCAGATTCTCCACAAAACTGCCATACGCCGAATTCGGGCGGCTCGGCGTAAACGGGGCGATCTTGTCGCCCGGAAATATCGGAATAATCGACCCACCTTCAAGTTTGACTTTCCAATCCTTTTTGGCATTCAGATAATCATTGCCGTCGCCGCCGAAAAGCTCGTTCAAACTCTCGGCGTCCATCGGCGTTTCAATAAACGCCGCGATCATAGCATTGACAATCGCCGCTTGCAACTCGCTGCGTTCGTAATGATCAAGCATTTTAAACATCGGCATGATTGACGATAAAATCGGTTTGCCGCGAGTTTGTCCGATGCGGCTGATGTCGTGAACATGCAAAACTCTGCGCCTACCGAAATTCGTGTAAGCAGGAATCCTCTCCCATTGCAAACCGGTTGCCCAATAATCGCCCGGATGCTCTTTTAAAATATGATAGGTTATGGGAGCGCCATACTTGTCGATTTCCACGCCACCTCGCAGGTTTTTAGCGTCGGTTGCGTTATTCGGGTTTGACAACCTGTCAGGCTCGACCAATTGCAAGGTTGTGGCGACTTTGCGTTCCGGCAACCATAAAACCAAAGCCAGAGCCTCACCGTTAACAAGGCAAGATTTGAAAATCTGCGTGGTCAATCCGTGAAAATTAAAACACCGTCCGGCGTCGCAATCAAAAGTTTCCGCCCAAGAACGCCACAAGCTCTCGACTTTGGCTTGCCATTCCTCCTCCCAATCCTTGGTTTTGCCTAAAAGTTTGTAATCAGGCTTGGCGGAAAGACGCAATCCCGTGCCAACAATGTTGTCCGTCAGCGTTTGCATGGCGCCGCTGGCGATACCGTGATTGCGAGACAAATCCCGTGAACGAGCGACCATTGTCGACAACTCCGGTAACAAGTCGCTGTCCGCCGAGCCATGTCCCGGTTGCCACGAGGCTATTTCCCGCAAAGTCTGCGACGCCGCTTTATGTGATGTGTCTGTCATTAAAAACTTACCTTGATAATCTTTCTGCAACCGATTGACAAACCTTTGGCTTTGGATAATTTGTTTTTTAAGTCGGCGATATAAGCCTCCAACGCCGTGCGACTGGTTTGATTGTATGTCACCGAGCCGAAATTGCCGACATTAACCGAAACTTCCCGCACGCCAATAATCAACTGGTGATACGCTTCTTCCGCCTCGGCGAGCCGTGTTTGCAAAGTTTCAATGTCCATTTTGCCTCCGTTATAAATAGGGATCGTCAATTTTTGTCTGCGCTAACTGGATAAATCGGGCGGTCTTCTTTTTCGGCGTTTCCTCGTTTTTACTTGGAATTTGCGCTTCCAACTCCTGCCACGACTTTTCAGAGAACCTGTCCAAACCGTAAATAGCGGCGCCGGCTCGAGCGTAAACTCGGCAATCCAACGCTTCATTGCACCGTGTCGGATCTTTTTCCCAAACCTGCTTCGGATAACCGTTGCAGATTTTGACGACTTGTCTTTCCGCCGTCAGCTGTTTGAAATATTCCTCGGCGTATTGCGGAAAATGACATCTGCCGAATTGCGATGCGTCTTCGCCGACACGTTGCATTCTTAACCATCTATAGAGTTCGGTCTTAATCACCGGACCAGACACGTTCCACACTTTCAGGCCTTTTTTCTTGGTGTCGGCCTTGGAGGTGGAAAGCAGCATCGCCGTGTCACGGCTTTGACCTTTAATCGCCACCACCGTGCGGGGTTGGCTCGCTCTCGCGCCCGAACCGCCCCATACAGCTTGGTTGAACAGTCTTACAAAAGTGTAAACATCTTGCGTGGCGTAACCGCTGTCGACGCACATTACCCGAATGGGCAAGGTCACGCCGCTTTCATGCTGATAATCTTTGTTCAACACTGTTTCAAGTTTGCGCCAGACATCAGGTTTGGCGGTGTCGCCGTCCAGAACGAAATATTCCACCGACCAGCTTTGTTTTTGCCGTCCCCAAGCGACAACCTCGCA